TGTGAGACTCTAAATAACACTGTATCTGGTGTAGATTTATGCTTTCGACCGCGTACCGACTTCGATTGGAGTCTATTTGTAGGTGTATCGCTAACAACGAAGAAGTCCCCCTAGAGGACATGATCTGGGCAGAAAAATTAGCAAAGTCTCATACCCTTGCTAGAGATTGGTTGAACAAAGCAAGACGCCAATCCAAAGGAATTCAGGAAGGCAGTATAGATGATTTTATGAATAGGATGGGATTAGGTGACCCCGACCCATCCAACCATACAACGGGGTTCAGAGGTGCTGATGAGATTGTAGATTGGTTCCAGAGAGATAAACCAGACGATTGGAGGCAACGTGACTGAGAAGATTACTCCTGAGACATATGAAAAAATGAATGAAGAGTTTGAAGAGGAGGGTCTTGCCTTCCGAATCATTGTTCCTACGCAAGAAAAAATTGATGAGTGGCAAAAAAGTAACTGAACTGAATATTGCAAATAACCTGGTAGAGAAAATTGCTGAACTTTTAGATGCAGAAGTTCATCATTCTCTTTTAGTTGATTACAAAGGCACAGAGACCAGAAAAATTTCAATTTTATATAAAGAAAAATGAAAGCAATCATTTATAGCAACGGCAATCAAGAATCTGAAAGAGCTGCCGCCCTTATGGATGCAGTTCATATGTCAGGAATTATTGTATACAAATTGAATAAAGATTTTACAGAAACACAGTTTCGTGATGAGTTTGGTCAGGAAGCAGAGTATCCCATGATTGCTCTAGGAATGCAACATCGTGGTACTCTTAAAGAGACTCTTCATTTTATGAGTGATAAGGGGATGCTCGTTTAAGAACTAAATAACTATACCGACTTCTAGATTATGATTACTGACGTTCGTTTTGAGGACTTCATTGGTATCTTTGATACCGAGTTTGATCCCACTGAGTTCATCAATTTCTTTGAACACTGCAAAGAGTGTAACATTGCTTTCGATCGAAAAGGTTTTGAAAGTAATGGAAAGGTAATGGCTGACACTAGAAAAGATCAATGTCTTCCTATCGATTATTTTATGGACGAATCGAATGGTCCTCCAGAAATGGAATCATTCATGATCGATAAAAACATGAACTCGTTATATCTGAAGAGATATAATCAGGTTTTGAATATAGCATTAAATGAATATGCAAGAAAGTATGAACGTCTCATGATGTATAACTTGCAATCTGCATATCTTAATATTCAGAAGACTTGCAAAACAGGTGGATATCATATGTGGCACGCTGAAGATGCTAACAAAGGATGTACTAGAAGAGTCCTTGCACACATGATGTATCTTAATGATGTTGAGGAGGGCGGAGAAACTGAGTTCTTATATCTTGCAAAGAGATTCAAACCTATCAAAGGAAGAATGCTCATTTGGCCAGGTGGATTTACTCACACCCATAGAGGTAATCCCCCGCTCAGTGGAGATAAATATGTTGCAACTGGTTGGGTAGAAAACTCCAATATCTAAAGTTATGGCAAACTGGTATCAAGACCAACTCACAAATAAAAACTTTCTTTCCCCTATCGGGTTCATCTTTCTCCTCGATAAGGCACGGAAAGCATCGTTCTTATGCCAGAGAGCAGAGATTCCTACAATGAGTTTGGGTGAAGTTAATATCCCAACTAGAGGATTAGTACCGATTCCTGTTGAAGGCAACATGAGATACGGGGATCTCACAATCAGTTTCATTGTAGATGAAGATCTAAAGAACTACATGGAACTGCACAACTGGATGCGTGCATTGGGTACTCCTCAAGAGTTAGCAGAGAGAAAGGAATGGAGAGATCTGCATAGAAAAGATCCCACTCAAGATCCCAGGTTCTCTGATGCTACGTTACAAGTTCTGAACAATAACAACCGTGTTAACTTCGATGTTGTATTCAAAGATTTATTTCCAGTAGAGTTATCAACACTTGCATTTGATGTAACAGGCAGCGATAATGAATACTTCACAGCAACCTGTACTTTTAAATATACTATCTTTGAAGTCAGAAACGCGAACTCTCAAACACGCCGATGAGTGAATTACCAGAATGGAAAAAACGTGCGCTTGCTGACCCTAGTGTCAATGCTAAGCAAGCTCGTGTTATAATGGATGGACCTAAATGTTTGACCGACGCTTGGTTCCTTCAAGCAATGAAATTTAAGTATTTTCGTGATGAATCTAGAAACACTGCAGGAGATGTGGAAGACGGACAGTAAGATCGATAATGATCTTTACTGTGAAGAATCTACTAAGATCCCACAACTTCATATGAGATATATGGAGTTCTTCAATACGTTCTCTTTGATGAAGAAAGAACGTGAGATTGAAATGCGTCGAATGACAAAAGAGAAGTGGTTATATTACAAGGGTAAAGCACCTGCTGCAAAGTATAAAGAGATGCCTTTCGATCTGAAGTTAACGACGAAAGAAGAGATCTCTATGTTTATAGATGCAGATGAAGACATTACTAAACTACAGTATAAGATAGACTACATAGAAACAGTTCTAGCATTTTTAGAAGGCGTGTTGCGGCAGATCAACAACCGCAATTTTCAAATTAAGAATGCAATTGAATGGGAGAAATTTAAGAGTGGTTTCTAATGAATTATGGACTGTACTACAAAGAAGTAGAATTTAATCGCCAAGCGAAACAAGTAGTTAATAAAGCAATCTCTACTGATTTAGATTGGAAAAGAGGAGAGTTGCATAGTAGTCAAAGATCAACCAGAAGTTCTGAGGTAGCATGGTTAAGGGATAGAGATCTCTTAGTCATGCTTTTGCGTATGGTTAAATCAGTCAATAGATCTGCACATTGGAATTTAAATATCACTGGCGTAGAATCTGTGCAGTTTGGTGTCTATGGAGAAGGAGACTTTTATGACTGGCATGTAGATCAGCATCTAAGACCTGTCAATAACACCATAAGAAAAATTAGTATGTCCCTCTTCTTAAATGATGATTACGAAGGGGGCGAGTTTGATTTGGAGATATATAGACCAGATGCAGACCCAAGGTATAAGACTTTTAAGTTGAAACCTTGGTCTGCAATTTTTTTCCAAGGTGATCAATGGCATAGGGTTCGCCCTATCACATCTGGAGTTAGGAAATCAATTGTAGCATGGTTTTATGGACCTCCGTATTTGTAAGAAGAATGAAGTGTATCTTAAGGTTGAGGCAGAACCTCACATCAATTATGAGTTAGCAGATTTCTTTACCTTTGAAGTTGAGTCTGCAAAGTTTATGCAGAAGACTCGACGTTATAAAGGTTGGGACGGAAAGATTCGTTTATATTCGCCAGGCACAGGTGAGATCTACTGTGGTCTCATTGATTATCTAATGGACTGGGCAGACGAAAAAGGATACAAATATAAATTAGAAGAGTGTAAGTATTTTGGTCATCCATTAAGTGAGAATGGAATGATCACTCCCAAGTCGGTTGTAGGTTTTGTAAAATCACTGCACCTACCCCCGAGTCTGAAGGTACGAGATTATCAATATAAAGCGATCTACGAAGCACTGAAATATAATAGAAGGTTGCTACTGTCGCCCACAGCATCAGGCAAATCTTTAATGATCTATGCATTAGTCAGGTTCCACACTAATGTTAACAGGAATGTTTTAATAGTAGTTCCAACGACTTCTCTGGTCGAGCAGATGTATAAAGACTTTGAAGAATATGGATGGATGGCGACCAAAGACTGCCACAAAATATATGCTGGGGCAGAAAAATACACGGAACATAGCGTGGTAATTACCACTTGGCAATCTATTTACAAGGAACCTAGAAAGTGGTTTGACAGGTTCGACGTGGTGATTGGTGACGAGGCGCACCAATTCAAAGCCAAATCTCTTACTACGCTGATGTCTAAGTTGCATGAGTGTAAATATCGAATCGGTTTTACTGGAACTTTAGATGGTGCAAACGTCAATCAACTTGTATTAGAAGGACTCTTCGGACGTTGCACACAAGTTACAAGAACAAACCAGTTAATGAAAGCAGGGCATGTTGCCAAACTCAAAGTCAAAATCATTCTTCTCAAACACGAGGAGAAATTATTTGAGGGATATCAGGATGAGATTGGATATCTAGTTGAGCACGAGGGACGAAACAAATTCATCCGCAATTTAGCGTGGGATCTCAAAGGAAATACACTCATCCTCTTTAACTATGTAGAGCGTCACGGAGTACCTCTTTACAACCTGATAAATAGTGGTACAGATCAACCCGTGCATTTTGTGCATGGTGGTGTTGATGTAGAAGATAGGGAAGAGATTCGCAGACTAACTGAGATCTCTGATAATTCTATCATCATTGCATCCTATGGAACTTTCTCCACAGGGATTAACATCAAAAAACTACATAATGTTATTTTCGCTAGTCCTTCTAAGTCCAGAGTGAGGAACCTTCAATCTATAGGTCGTGTTCTGAGGAAAGGAGAAAATAAATCACAAGCAACATTATATGATATTGCAGACGATATCTCCACAGATAGGGGTAATAACTATACCCTCAATCATTTGATGGAGAGAGTCAAGGTATATAACGAAGAAAAATTTAATTATGAAATCATAGATGTCAAAGTAAAAGCTTATGATTAATTACGCAAGACACGACGAAGAGTTCTACGGTATTTTTAAATTAGTTAACGGTGAAGAAGTTCTTGGGAAAGCAGTAGCTACCGAAGACAATGGTGAGACCCTGGTTTTTCTACAGGATCCTGTATCCGTTCATGCTGTCACCAAAGAAATTGGTGAAACAAAAGTAGTACGCGGTATAGGGTTTTCTAAGTGGATGCAAATGTCCGATGAAGACTTTTTCATTTTGCGTGAAAAAGATATCATCACGGTCGCGTCTATGAGCAAAGAGATCGTACTAATGTACGAAGCATATATCTTGGGTGAAGATATGACATCCAAAAAAATGACCAAGAACCAGACAGACATCAAACAGACTGCTGGATACCTTGGAAAGATAAATGAAGCGCGAGCTCTCTTTGAAAGGATCTATAAAGAAAATAAAAGCTAAGCCAATCCTTTGAACCCTTACAGTGTTATTTTACTTAGAATTGACACAATTGTCAAGTATGTTATAATATAAACAAAGCAAAAGATTATATGAAATCGGCACCTAAGAAAAAACAACACTACGTTGATAACCAAGAATTCCTTGCTGCCATTATTAAGTACAAGGAAAAGGTTGATATTGCCAAGGCAAAGGGTCTGCCGAAACCGCGTGTGAATAATTATATTGGTGGTTGTTTCTTGAAGATTGCAACTCACCTTTCATATAGACCAAACTTTATCAACTACATGTATAAGGATGATATGGTTTGCGATGGCATTGAGAACTGTATTCAATACATTGATAACTTCGATCCTGCAAAGAGTAGAAACCCCTTCGCATATTTTACTCAGATTGTATATTATGCTTTCCTGAGACGCATTGCAAAAGAGAAGCGTCAGATGGATATCAAAGATAAGATTTTAGAGAAGTCTGGTTACGACCACGTTTTCACTGTTGACGGGGACGCGCATTCCGATTATAATCACATCAAGTCTCGTGTTGAAATGAACAGCAAACGCTAATGTTTCCTATTTGTATCGTTGACAATTTTTTTCAAAACCCTGACAACGTTGTAGATTTTGCAAATACCCTAGAGTATAACCCTGGTAACGGACGTTGGCCAGGGGTAAGAACTGATGCTCTTGCAAATGTTGCTCCGATGCTTCAATCCGAAATCGGAGGTAAAATTGTTAGATTGTTTTACCCTGAACAAGATTTCAGATTTGCTGCTGAAATCATGTTTCAAAAGGTTCAACCTATGCATGAAGATCAGTACCACATAAAAAACAGAGGGTGGATTCATCGTGATGAGAATCAAGCTTTTGGTGGTATCATTTATTTGACCAAAGATCCAGAACCAAATACAGGAACTTCTATCTTTGAATCTAAAACCTTCTCGGAATTCAATGTAACCCATGCGAATCATGATGTACAGAAACGTTTTTACACAGGTGAGGATGTTTCTGATGAAGAGTATGAAGAGAATTTTTATTCCACTCCAGATAAATGGAAAGAAGTTGTAAAGGTTGAGAATGTATATAATAGAATGTTTATGTTCAGTAGCAGATATCCCCATGCAGTACAAACTTTTGGCACTAAAGAAAGATTGACTCTTGCATTCTTCTTCAAAGATATTTGTTCTCCTAGTTTTGCACCCCCCGAACTCCGATGAAAATTCTCTTAATTACTGATCAACACTTTGGTGTTCGTAATGACAATCCACATTTCCTGGAACATTATAAAAAGTTTTACGGAAAAGTTGTTTTACCTTTCATAGACGCATACAATATTGATACCGTTATTTGTTTGGGGGACACCTTTGACAAACGTAGATCCATCAACTTCATGTCACTCGACGCTGCAAAGCAGATGTGGTTTGATCCTCTGCGAGATAGGAACATTCGTATGCACATGCTCGTAGGTAATCATGATATCTACTACAAGAATACCCTTCGAGTTAACGCCCCAAGTGAGTTACTTGGAGAATACGAAAACATCAGTGTCTATACTGAACCTACTACCACTGTTTTTGATAATCTTCCTGTACTTTTTCTGCCTTGGATATGTGACGAGAACCGAGAAGAATCCCTCCGAGCTATTACCGAAAGTTCTGCTCCTGTCGCTATGGGGCACCTTGAGCTTAATGGTTTTGAAGCACACCCTGGTCATGTGATGCACAACGGGATGGACTCATCTATGGTGGGCAAATTTAAAAAAGTGTTCAGTGGGCACTACCATATGAAGTCAAATCGTGATAATATCTATTATCTTGGTAACCCTTATCAACTGTATTGGAATGACTACGGATGTAAAAGAGGATTTCATGTCTTTGATACTGAAACTCTCAAGACAACTTTCTACAGGAATCCTTTTGACACTTTTCATAAGCTCTATTATAATGGTGGAGTTTCTGTACCAGATGACAGAGACCTCAAAGGAACCTTCGTCAAACTAATCGTAGAAGATAAAGGTGATTATGCCAAGTTTGATTACCAAGTAAAACGACTCCAAGACCTAGGACTAGCAGATCTAAAAATTATTGAAGATCTCAGTGTGGAACTAGAAAACGGAGATGCTGTACTGGAAACCGAAGACACTTTGACTCTTCTCGATAACTACATAGATGAAATAGACTTGAAAGTTGATAAAAACAATATCAAATCTGTAATGCGATCTCTGTACATCGAAGCATCAGAACTCTAATGTTTATCTTAACAGACACAAATAGCGGTGGCATTTACGCAACGACTGACAATTTCAATCAAAAAATCGTACATCTCTTCGAGCAAGAAGAAGATGCTGAAAGGTATATAAGTCAATTAGTTGCTGATGACTATGAAGATCCGTTAGAAGTTATGGAAGTTGAACGTGAAGTGATTGCAGTTAACTGCAATAATTATGGATATCAATATTCGATTGTAACAAAAGACGACCTTGTAATTCCTCCACAATAATGATTACTTTTGAGACTATTCGTTGGAAGAACTTTCTTTCAACAGGTGACCAATGGACTGAACTTGAATTAAATGAATCTCAATCAACACTAATTGTTGGTACAAACGGTGCTGGAAAATCGACTATGCTCGATGCTCTATGCTTCGCGTTGTTCAACAAACCTTTTCGCAAGATCACTAAGGGACAGTTGGTCAATAGTATCAATGAAAAGGGTACAAAGGTCGAAGTGACATTCTCTATCGGCAATGATGACTATCGAGTATTCAGAGGAATCAAACCAAATGTATTTGAACTTTATCGTAATAACAAACTGGTTGATCAAGATGCTGCCCAGAAAGACACACAAAAATATCTGGAGCAGTCAATCCTCAAACTCAATTTCAAAAGTTTTACTCAAGTTGTCATACTGGGATCATCAACTTTTGTCCCCTTCATGCAACTCTCAGCAAGTCACAGGCGAGAAGTTATCGAAGATCTACTCGATATCAACATCTTCTCGAACATGAATTCTTTGCTCAAGGATCGCGTTCGTACTGCGGTGGGGCAAAGTAAAGATTGTGAACACATGGTTGGAATTGCTGAGGAGCGAGTAGTATCTCAACGTAAGTTGATCGAGTCTCTGCAAGAAGTTAACAAGACTAGGCAGCAAGAGAAGCAAGAAAGAATTACAAAGAATCTAGATCGTATCAAAGAAGAAAAAACTAATAAAGAAAAGTACGTTGAAGAACTTTCTAATCTTGAAGGTGCTCTGGATGGTGATGAAGATCAGAAGACTCTCTTGAATGAACTCAGACAATCACAATCTGATATTAATTCTGAATTGAAAGTTACTGCAAAAGAATTAAAGTTTTTCAAAGCACATGATGAATGTCCTACTTGTTCTCAGCAGATTGAAAAGGCGTTTAAGAATGCTGTAATTGGATCATTAGAAGGCAAGGGTAAGAAACTTACCAAAGAGTTCAAAGGTTTGACAGAACAGATTGCTGATGCAGTCTCTGTTATTGAACGAATGGAAAATATTTCCAAGAAAACTTATGAACTTCGTAGTAAAGTTACTCGTAGTGATAAAGAAGTAGTTCGATTGGAGTTTGAGAATCTGGAAATTGAAAAACAATTACTCAATCTTCAGACAGACACTCCTAGTATTGATAGTGAAGTTGAAACTCTGACTGGTTTGGAGAAGCAGTTGGATAGCACTAAAAAAGAATGTGGTGAAGTCAGTAAGACTCTTGCTGAATATCAAGTTGTTTCTAATCTACTCAAGGATTCTGGTATCAAAAGTCAGATTATCAAAAAATACATCCCTATTTTCAATAATCTGATTAATAAATATCTGCAAAGTATGGACTTCTTTGTCAACTTTACCCTTGATGAAGAGTTTGGAGAAGTTATCAGAAGTAGATTCAGGGATGAGTTTTCATACTCTTCTTTCTCTGAAGGTGAGAAACAGAAGATTGACTTGGCATTACTATTCACTTGGCGTGAAGTTGCTCGGATGAAGAATAGTGTTGCTACAAACCTTCTGATTCTCGATGAAGTATTCGACAGTTCCCTTGATGCATCTGCTACTGGAGAACTTCTATCCATTCTTCGCAGTCTTGGTTCTAGTACAAATCTATTTGTTATTAGTCATAAGGGTGAAATTTTAGTTGATAAATTCCTCAGGACAATTAAGTTTGAAAAGGTCAATGACTTCTCGAAAATGTCGGACGATTCGTAAGGCATGGCGTATATGGGCGAAAGCATTGGGTGCTAAAGATGGACGAACCAACAGAGAGGCTGATACTATTGCTGGCATACGCACCCTTATTTTTGTTTCTTACATGGTTACCAATGTGGCTATCGTGGCAAATGCCGTGAGGCATTGGGACAGTAATAAAAGTGTCCATCCTCTTGACCACCCTCGTAATGATCTGCTAGAATATTCTCAAAGAACAAAACAAACGCATGATCAATCAGGAAGTTAAAGGCACTCTTGCTAAACTCCTCGCTACCGAAAACCTCACGGTTGAACACCGTAAAGTCAGCACTGCTTGCTTTGATGTAGAAAAGCGTCTGCTGATTCTCCCTATCTGGAAGACTGCTTCTAACAACGTATATGACCTTCTGGTGGGTCATGAGGTAGGTCATGCACTCTACACCCCCAACGAAGACTTTGGACACGCTCCTAAGGCGTTTGTGAATGTCCTGGAGGATGCTCGTATTGAGCGCATGATGAAGGTGACTTATCCTGGTCTTAAGAAGTCCTTCTTCGTAGGGTATAATGAATTGTGGGATGATGATTTCTTTGGTGTCAAAGGTGAGAAACTTGATACCCTTTCGTTGATCGATCGTATCAATCTTTATTTTAAGGGCAATCCTAATATTCCTTTTGCTGATGAAGAAAAGGTTTGGGTTGAACGCACCAGTAAGACTGTGACATTTGAAGATGTTGTTCAACTGGCAATTGAATTGTATGAGTATGCCTGCAAGAAGCAGGAAGAAAAGGAATATGAAGCAGAATCTGTAGAGACAAATCCTGACGGAGAGTCGTTTGCTGATGACTATGAACAGGTAACTCCTGAAGATTCTAGTGATGATGAAAAAGAATGGCCTACTGAAAGTGATCCTGAGAAAGATCACCGTGCCGATCGTAATGCTGATGACGCAGATCTTGAAACTCCTTCCTATGTTGTGGGATCTCAGATTGGTGGAGAGGTTGATGAGACAGAGTGTATTACTGACACTGCTCTACAAGACTCTCTTCAGAACTTGATTGATGAGAATGCTAAGGAATGGGTATATCTTACTCTTCCTAAAGTTGATGTTGATAAGTGCATTGTTCCTTTTGATAAGATTCAATCGGATCTAAATTATCACTTCTATGAAGGAGAACGTGCTGATGAT